TCACGTTTGACAGAGTTCACGGCAGGGTGTCACCGATGGCAAACGAGACGTTGCCCACCAGCGACGGCGACATGAGTTCGAGGAACTGAGCCCCGTAGGTGGTCTTGGACAGTTTGGAAAGGAAGGGAGAGTTCAAAATCCGCTTGGGGATGTCGTAACTCTCGGAGACGTTGCCCACCATCTTGCTCTTGGTAAGCCACTCGCCTTTGCCCGCCAAGCCGGTGTTGCTGGCGCTCAGGTTGGTGACGAGGTAGTGGGCGGTGAGCAGGTCATAGGCGTAGGTGAACGCCGCCTGCGAGGACACGAGCCGCTGCGTGAGGTTGAACTGCGTGACGGCGGTGAACGCCGAAGCGATGTCCCGGTCCGTGACCTTGGAAACATCGGTGTCGTCGCCATCGACGGAGAGGTAGGCGTAGGGTGCCGAAACGTAGCCGATGCCCGGTGAGTCCACCGTGATCGACGTAACCGCGCCTCCGGTGAGAACGGCGGTCGCCAAAGCCCCCACGCCCCCGCCGCCATAGATCGTAACGGCGGGGACGCGAGGACCGAGGTTGCTCCCCGGATTGGTGACGGTCAGTCCGGTGACGTTACCGGCGTCGTTGACCGAGACGGTAGCTTCCGCCCCCACCACTCCGGGCTTCGCCAGCGGAGTCGCAAACGGGAAATCCCGAGCGAACTGCGCTTTGAAGTTCGCAATGGTGGGGAGCAGGAAAGCCACGAGTTATCAAACGAGGTCGGACTCTGCTTTGACCTTCTTGCCCTTGGCTTTGAGCGCGGCGTTCTCCGCCTCCAGCTCCGCGATGCGGGCTTTGAGGGCGACGATTTCGGATTGGGCGCCACCGATTTCCTTCTGCGCCACGCCCGCGTCCACGATTTCGTTTGGATAACCTTCGAGCCAGTTCTTGCCCAGCTCCTCCGGGACGGTGAGGAAGGAGCTGGGTGCGAGAACGAACTTGCCGTGCGTGAACGAACGGCGGGTGCTCTTGTTGTAAACCCGGAGGGTCTTGACTTCCGGGGTGGGTGTTTCGTCGGCCATGTTGGGTGCTGATTACGAACCGTTGTACTGGAACAGGAGGGTTTCGAGCGGCTTGTAGAAGCCGACGCCCGTGAGTTGCGCGTAGGCAACGTCCTCGAACTGCCAGTTGTTGATGGTCTGCGGCTGCGTCACAGTGAAGTCCACCGGAATGTCCATGCGCAGCGACTTCTCGTCGTAGCGGTAGAGGGCGTAGGTGAACTTGTTGATGCCGCGCAGGGTGTTCGAGTTCGAGGCATCGCCGTAAGCGTTGCCCTCGATCACGAAGTTCGGGTTCTTGGTGGCGGTCTTGAAGACGTTCTCCAAGTAGGTGAGCATCGGAACCGGGAAGGTGCCAGCGGAGCCGGGGACCAACGCGCCGGCCAGACCGAGGTAGTCGCTCATCGGAATGACGAAGTGCGTGGGCAGCTTGGTCGAGTTCGAGTTGGCGAAGTAGGTCTGGATGAGGGTCGAGACGAACGTGTTGAAGTTCGCCGCGTTGAGACCGTAGATCGGCGCGGTGATGAGCGAGGTGTTGATGTTGACCTGCGTGTTGTTGAACAAGCCTTCCATGTTGCCCGACTTGGTGCCGAGGAACGCGATGGCTTGCACGCCGAGCTGCCACTTGGTCAAACGGGCTTCATGCTTGGAAGCGATGATGTCCCAATTCGACGCGACGAGGGCTTGCTCGATTTCCGCGAGGGAGTAGTTCACGCCGTCGTTCCAGATGAACGTGTCGAGCGAAACGGAGTCCATCGAAACGTCGGACTGCGTGACGCGGGCGTTGTTCGCACCCTGACGGATGAGAGAAGCCTCGAAGTCGCCGCTGTTCGAGTAGGTGCGGCGGGTCAGGATGCTACCAGCCCAAGCACCATCGCCCACAGCAATCGGAATGAAGTCCGAAGGCTTCTTGCCGCTCAAGTCGTAGAACGACTGAGTGGACTGCTGTTGCTTGATGTAGGTCATCGTGTCCACGAGGATTTGATAACCCGTGGCGTTTTCAGCGGTGGCAGCGGCGGCGTTGTAACGCACGTCGAGACCGTTGTTGCGGTCGCCGCCAAGGTAGAGGCTCTTGCTGGCGGTTGCCCGGTTGTTCAGGAACACGGGTTCCCGAATCTCTGCACCGGCTTGGTCGAACTTGCCCGTAGGGCGGAGGAAGACGCTTTTCATAGTGTTTGGTTTGTGGGTTGAGCCGGATTAGACGCCAGCGTTGAAGGATGGGTAGATGCGAACCCGGATGAGGTCGTTCGCGGCGGCAGCCTTGTCCACGGCAACGCCGGTGACGTATTGGGTGCTCGGGACCGAGACAGTCGTGACGAGGGCATCCGTGGTGGTCGTGGAGGCGGTCGTCGTGACCTTGGCACCACGCGCAACCGCAGCCGAGGCGCGGAGGTACACGTAGGAGTCCAAGCAAGCGACTTCGATGATGTCGCCAGCGGAGTAGAGGTTCTTCCGGTTGTTGAACGCGATGACACCGTAAACGGGACCATCGGTCGGGCCGGAGCACTTGTCCACGACGATAGAGCCGGAGACGGAATCGACCAGCTTCACCACGTCACCGACCTGAATGGTGGTGGCGGTTGAAGCGGGGAGGATTTGAGCCGAGACAACGCTCGGGGACGGAATCATGCTCACGAGACCCAAGATGGGGCTCTGAGCGAACGAGTTCATTTCTTGCGTGAGGAAGGCCATGAGCTGAGTAGGTTAAGGTTGGCGGTTGTTGGAGATTAGTAACGTTTCTTGCCGAGCGCGACTTTCTCCGCAAGCGAGCCCGAAGAGACCGCCACCGAACCGTCAGCGGGTGCGCTGGCGGAAGCGGCGGCTTGGAGAGTTTTGAAAGCGTTGATGCCGTTTTCGCGTTCGAGCTTGGCGGCGGCTTCTTTGTCGTCCGCAGCCTTCTTCTCGGCGGCGAGAGCGTTCTCGCGCTCCTCGGTCGCCTTCTTTTCCGCGGCGGCTTTCTCGTCGGCTTCTTTCTTCTCGGCGGCGAGAGCGTTCTCGCGGTCGAGCTTCTTTTTGTGAGCGGCGGCGAGTTCGCTCATGGTGATGACCTTGCCCGCGGCTTCGATGCCGTCGTTCGGACCGGCGTTAAACGCGGCGGCGGTCTCCGCCATGTAGGTGTCGAACAGCTCGTTCAGACGGACCTTCATGCCGTTGACCTCGACCTCGGTGGAGGCGGCGACTTCGTGCGCCTCAGTCTTGATGACTTCGACGGGTTTACCCTCCGCGTCATTTTCGCGGGTGATGAGACGTTTGAGGAATTTGAACATGGCTTTGGAGTTTAGGCGAAAGTGAGCGTCTTCGTAGCGAGGGCGGTCAACAATGGCGAGGTGGTTGAACTGAAGGTCGAGGATTTCAGCGTCGTATCTAATCCCGTGATACGTGCCTCCCGGCCCCAATGCAAGCACCTTATAGCCACACGAAGGACGTTCGCCCCGACGCATCCGACTTTTGGCGGATTCGGTGTCGGCGGTGCCCTTGACGTAGAACCAACCGTCCTCGGCGTTGTAGTGCCAGTCGAGGATGACGCCCTCTTCGAGCGCGAGGCGGTTCTCGGCGTTGACGTGGGTGTGGCCGACGATGAGGGGATTGCCGATGGCGGAAGCCATGCAGCGGTCCAAGGTCTCTTTGCGCAGAAGTTCGAGCCCGCCGCCCACGTCACGGTAAGAGACCAAGCCGGGTTCGATGAACTTGCAATCGAACTTGCGCGACTCGGCGGCGATGTTGAATCGCTCGGTGTCGATGTAACGCAGCTCCGTGATGGTGGCGGTGCTCATGTTACGAGGATGCCCCGAGCGACACAGCGGCAGGGGCCATAATCCTTGCCGGGATTACGCCGCCGCCCCGTAGCTGAATCCACGACGGGAGGGTTACGGAAGGAGAATGTGCGACCGTTGAGGTCGCGGTGATTGTTGGACTCACCATGAGTCGGGCGGACTTTGTGATCGCCCATCGTTTCCCAAACGTAAGAGTAAACGCCGATGTCCGCGAGACGGGATTCAGTGAAGCCCGCGACCAGCTCTGCGACTGCGGACTCTGCGATGATGCGGGCTTTGCGTTGCGCCGCCCCAAACTCGGAATCAACGACGCGAGAAAGCCGGTCAAGACGCCCGCCCATTGCGAGGTTTTGTTGGACTTTTTTCCGAAGGTCATTGATCGCGTCAGCGGTGAATTTTTTGATTTCCTCGTTCACCTGAGAAACGAGCCCCGCCCGTAGCTCCTCAGTTTTGCCGAGAAGCAATCCGGGCGGGGTCGTCCCCGATGAAACCGACGAAACGAATTGTTCCTGTAAATCCCGCACCATCTTGTCAACCGTATTAGAAAGGTCGATACCCGTGGGGGCAATCAGCATGGCGGCGGCGATGATGGCGAGAAGCGCCAACAGGTCTTCGTGTTCCTCCTTCGCCCGACGCTTGGACTGCGCAATGGCACCGCGCCACACCACGGGGACTTCCGCGAGCGCGAGGTAGAGCCCCGGTCCGCGTGAGCGTGCGCCGTGATCGCGGAGCGACTTGCTGATTTCCGCGTTGAAGGTGCCGAGGAACAGACCGTCCACATACTCCAGCGTGCCCGCCATGAGCGCCGAGAACACCGGGTCGCTCGCGTTCTCGCGGGTCGAGGGAATCGCATCGCGGACCGGCTCGAACAAGGTCTCGGTGAGGTAGGCGTTCAGCTCGCGCTCGACCGCAGCGGCGAACTCCGGGCGGGGGAGGATGGGTTCGAGGACCGTTCTCACTTGTCGGACTTGGCCGGGGTCGCAGCGGCTTTCGCCTCCACGGCGGCGGTCTCCATCTGCATCGGGTCAACCTCGCGCACGCCGGTCGAAACTTCCGTTTCCATGCTGAGAAGTTTCTCGGTCTTGAGCATGGACGACGCCTCGCGCCCGGTGACGAGACGCTGCGCGAACAAGTCCATGATGCGTTTCTGCTTCTTGTCCTTGACCTCTTCCTCTTGCACGCCGTCGAGGAGTTTGAGGGGTTTCCACACGAGCACCATGTCCTCGGGGATGAAACCGAAAAGTTGCTGGCAACGCAGGTCCGCCATCTCGGAGACGACGGGCTCGGCGTTGGCGCGAACGGTCTCCACGACGGAGTTGTAGTTCTCGATGGCATCCTGCCCGCCGCCGAAGCCGGTGGCGGATTGGCCGAACAACTTGTTCATCGGAATCTTCAGGTCGGCGGAGAGGTTGAGACGAATCTCGTTCCACATTTCCGCGAGCCCGGACCACGAAAGTTGTTTCTGCTGGTATCCGTCCTCCTTGTCCATCACGAGGGCGTTCTGGAAATTCTTCATCCGGTTCGCCAGCGCCACGCGCCGTTGCGTGTTCGAGGTGCCCTCGTCCGTGAGAAGCGAGTCGTTGAACCCCATGATCGAAAACACGTCGATCTTCGCCTCGTCCAGTAGCTCGAACACCAAGGTCTCGAACTTGATGAACGAATTGATGGCGCGGATACACCGCTCAATCTCGCTCATGCCCCAGCCCTGAAGGCGGAGCCGGATGTAGGAGGGAGCTTCGACGCCGAGCACCTTGACCACACGGGTCGAGTTGAGCGGGAAACCGTAGTAGTTGAACGGTGTCACCGAGTCGGCGTAAATGTTGGACTGCGTGAGAATCAGTTCCCAACGGTCCGCAGCGATGAACTCCAGCGGGGAGTCCGCCTTGATCTTCTCGACGTTCAGCGGCGTGCGAAAATCCTGATCGGTGTTCACGATGAGCCCCGCGCCACCGTAGAGGCGGGACCACTTGAGAACGTCCATCGCCACCCGGAGGTCGGAGTAGCCAAGATTGACCGCCGAGGCGGGGTTCAGCTTCCGGTTGAACTTGTTGGAGCGGTCGCGGCGGCGGTTGCGTTTGAGCGCGGTCTGGAGCTGGACGATTTGCTCGGCATTCAACTCCTTCGTCACGATGTCGAACCCGCCGCGAAACGCATCTTCTACCGGCTGGCCCACGAGCGTCTGCACGAGACCCTGCGTCATATACGAATATGACAATAGGATGCGATTCAGCGAGAGCGGGACGTAAGCGTTGCCGAGCGCGAGGGTGTACGGCTGCGCAATCGTCTGCGTGTCGTAGGGCGAACCGAGACCGCCCGTGGTGCCCTCCACCAAGTCGGAGAGGGAGTTCACACGGGTCTGCTGTTTCGTCTGTTCGGTTGCGGACGCTACCATGTCGCACGGTTGTCAGGGATTGGGCGATACGGCAAGGCGGAAATAAAAAGCCCCCGAACCTTGTCAAAGGCTCGGGGGCGACTCCCCTCGTATAGCTTCGCAGGCCGACTGCTAAGTGCGACTGAGACGAAATTCGTTCTTGCCTCGAAGTCAACTACGAATGTGCTAACGGGCGATGAACACCCGAGACCCGAAACACGTTATGATCGCCGTCGCTACCAAGGGAGAAATCCGTTGGGAAGCGAGTTCGGCGTTGCTCCAACTCGTCACGCAACCCTCCCCCGATGGTCACTCTTTCAGCATTGTGCCCGGAGGCGGCTGCGATGTCTGCCACGCCCGCAATCTGCTACTGCACCACTTTGTCCACAAGACGGACGCGGGGCGGATTCTGTTCTTGGACTCGGACGTAGTGCCTACGGCGGACGACGTGTTGCGGTTGCTGGCGCATGATCGCCCCTTCATCGCGGGTCGGTATCCGTTGAAGGGATACAAACTGCGGTGGAGTTACAACCGTCCGACCGAACACGAGTCGGGGTTGCTCAACTGCTTTGAGGTCTGCACGGGGTTCTACCTTGCCCACATCGGCACTCCCGAGGTCGTCATGGCCGTCCTCCCGCACGGCGTCATGCTCAAGTCCGGGCGTGTAGTGAAGTCGTGGATACTCGTGCGATGAGCGAGTTCGTCCCGTTCCCCAAGTTCTTCGAGGAGATTTTCGTTCCCCTCAACAAGCTGGAGCTGCCCATCAAGAAACTCCACCGGGACACCTGCGCGGTCTTGGAGAAAGCGTTCTACGGTGAGCTGAAGAAGAATTGGGTCGTCATCAACGTCCCGCCCCGCGTGGGCAAGACCAAGATGGTCGAGGCGTGGGTGTGCTGGGCGCAAGCCTACTTCCCCGAGTCGCAGTTCATCCAGTGTTCCTACTCGAACACCTTGGCGGAGGCGTCGTGCCGATACATCCAGCAGACGATGAACTCTGCGTGGTATCGAGACCTGTTCCCGCAGACGAGGCTCGGCACCGTGCAGCAGGCGGGTGACTTCAACACGACCGAGGGCGGGCGCGTGTATGCCGATGGTGTCGGAGGGTCGCTGACCGGCGTGGGCGCGGGTCTCAAACGCCCGTGCGGCGGTGCGATCATCTTGGACGACCCGAGCAAGCCCGACGAGGCTCTGTCCCGCGTGGAGAGCGACAAGCTGCGCAATTGGCTCGAAAATACTCTCAAGTCCCGCCGCATCTCCAGCATGAGGTTGTACCCCGCCGCCGCCTCTTCGATGGCGATGTAGGCGAGCGGAGACGCCGCCTTGTGGTGCTTCTCGTAGAACTTCCGGGCGTTGGCGAGTAGCTGGGACGGGGACCACTTGCCCCGGATGAGGTCGATGAGGAACGCCCGCTTCTGACTGCGCCCCCAGCACTCCAGCACCGAATAGTCATTACATTCACGGGACTTCATCGCCGTGTCGCAGGTGATGATCTTCAGCTCGATCTTGGGCGGCTCGCCGTAGTCGTAGTATCTGAAGTTGTCCAACTTGATGAGATTGCCCCCTTGGATGATGGGGTTCTGGAGATACTGCGCGGCGAAGGTGAAGGGGTTCACCCGCTGCGTGTCGAGGAGGTCTTTGGTGCTGATCGTCTCGGGGATGACCGACTCCCCGTCCACGAGCGCGGGGAAGTTGATGTGATGCACGTCCTCGGGGTAGTTCTGGAGGATGAACCCCGAGAGGTCGTCGGGATGT